CGTTTCCACGTCAAAGGTGAAGTAATACCGTTAGTCAAGGTTGACGTAATTGGCTACGGCGCTGGCGTTGCAGACTTTCTACATTACGCGCGAGACGAAAGAGGCTACCCATTAGTTGAGGTAGTAGAGGTCAACGTCTCAGAGGTTGCATTCAATCAAGCTGAATACTTCAACATGCGAACCGAGCTATGGTTCGAGTGTGCAGAGTGGTTGAAGACTGGAGCAATACCTGAGCACGACATACTACATCGTGAGCTGATAGCTCCACAGTATGACTTTGACAATCACGGCAGGATGAAGCTAGAGGGGAAGAAAGAGATTAAGAAGCGCTTAGGATGGTCACCGGACTTTGCAGATGCTCTTTGCCTAGCAGTCTATAGCCCAGTGAACAGCAGTGAGCCAGCGGCTACCACTCCTGATAACCAATCAGTTGCAGATGGTGGTATGCGATGGGATGCACCCGGTAGAGGGTTTGGTTAGGCAGTTTCTGTCTCAATCTTAACATCGAGGTAGGCCAGGCGGTATGTGCTCTAGGTGCTCCTTCCACTTTCCGCAGTTCCACAGTCTACCTGTTCTCAAGCTGGACAGCAGGCAGATTCTGTTAGCCTTGCGTAGCCTCTGACCATCTGGCGCTCCCCAATGATGGCACGTCCAGCATACCTTGTTACTGTGTGCCATTATACCACTTGGGTATATGAGGAAGTAGCCACAGTTGAAACACTGGTAAAGCTTGTGGTCGCTCTTGTGCTCATCGTGCCAGCTTGCTATGATATTGGGGACACTGTCGCATTCGAGACACTTTATAAAGTGGTAGCTCATTCTTTCACTCTCTTCTTCATTGGGTGAACCCATGAGCCACCGTCTGGTTGACAGCTGCGTGCGAATGCTCTGATGCATTGCTCGACTGTCTTTCCTTTGGCAGCTGATAGCTGTTGAAGCTTCTTTAGCTCAGCTAGTGTTAGGTTAATCTCTAGCTTTGGCATTGTATCTGTCAATCCTTTCTACCTCTCTCACAAGTCTCTTCTGGCTCATCTACGAGCAGCTTCCGTTTCACTCCTAGCCTAGCACAGGTTGTCACAGGTTGACAGAAAGAAGAAACCGATATGACCAACCCTATCGCCCGTGAGCAAGAGTTCTCCCTACGTATCGCCCGGCCGGTCGCCACGCAGGCTGACCTGACGGCTCAGGGCAGCTCACAGTACAGCCGCGCCCACAACGTCATCACAGCTGTCGGCGACTACTCGCTGTGGCTCTTTGACGCCACCAGCACGGCTAGCGCTAGCGCTACGGTGCTCGCCCCGGACGATGCGGCAGATGGCCGCTGGATTAGCCTCGTGGGAGCTGGTGGCGCTAGCGGGCTGGACGCTGCCGAGGTGGCCCTGGCAGACGTCGCTGGCCGATACGCCGGCGCAGAGCTGGAAGCTGCCATTGCTGATATCGGCGCACGTATTGCCTTGCACTTCGCAACTACGGCTGCACAGACTGCCTATACTGCTGCTGCTAGGGCAGATGGCCAGATAGCCATTGTTGACGACGATGACAAGGGTGTCGAAGCTGACTTTGCGCTTTGGGTATACGATGCAAGTGCAAGCGCTGGTGCATCTGATACCGTTCGAGTGCCTGATGATACGCCAGCTAATGGCCGCTGGGTGCGCAAGGTCGTTACGCCTGATGAGCTGGTTGCTGCGCTTATCGCAAGCGTTATCACCATAGATGACGTTGGCGACTACTACAGCGGAAGCTCTGTTGAGAGCGCATTGCAGGACGTCGGGGCAAACCGTCCTGGTATGCCTATGCAAAACAGGCTAAGGATGCTTGGTGCACCTGGTGCTATCGCTGCTGGGAATACGGTTACTATCGGCGCTGACGTATACGAGTTTAATGCAAACACGCCTCCGTCAGCTGGCACAGCTGGCTACATCTGGGTATACCAAGGCGCAAGCTCTGCAGATTCTCGCACCAACTTCATCAATGCTGTTAACGCTGTCATTGACGCCCCGAACATAACCTATGACGGAGCGGTGACAGAGGACCTGCTAGCTGGTCCCGGTATCACCACTGGTGACGTTGCCCTTATCAGCGCTGACGCTCCTGGTGGTAACATTGCGCCAAGCACAACGGCAATCGCTACTACCGAGACGCTCACGACTGTCACTGACATATGGGACAATGCCACTATGCGACAGGGTCAGGACCAAGGTCCTACCTCTGCTGCGATGTCAACTATTACCCTTACGGCAGCTGATATTGCAAAGGGTGACATTCAGGCATACTTCACTTTTGCCCCTTCTCATTGCATCTTGAGCAACCGGAGTCGTCCGCAAGACGAGGCATATACCATTGTTGGTAACGCTGTGTCTCTTACGTTGGCTGGCGGTGGGTCACCAAACAATCAGGTAGGAGACGTTATAGACGTCATTGCTTACGAGTAGCATGCAGGCAGCTCTCGGTCTTTCACAATGAGCTGGACTGAGCTAGTTAAGCGCGGCATAAGCACGCTGCGTGATAAGGTTATTGGTGGAGCAAAAGCTGCCACCGCAACTATTGACAGGTTCATCCCAGACCTGCCATTGTCTCAACAGCAACATCGAATAGGAGGAAACCTAACACCGCTACAGGTTAGCCAGATAATCCGCCAAGCTGATACTGGTATCATCTATCCGTTCGTTGACCTGGCAATGGAATCAAGGGAAAAGGATTGCACATTGCAGTCAGCTCTTGGCACAAGGGAAACAGCCCTTGCGCCATTAGGGTATACCATTATCCCTTGGCGCGAACGAGACGAAGAATCTACGAAAGACGACCTAGATACAGCTCATCTAGTTGAAGATGCATTAGGCGGAGCTACTGGCGAAGGCCAGGATATGCAAAGCCTGACTGACACCATTAGCCATCTGCAGGGCGCTGTATACCTTGGTCACGCTACCAGTGAGATAGCCTGGATACGTAACGGCAATTGGATGATGCCCAAGGGCTTTTGGCCGGTAGGTCAGAGGCGCTTTGAGTTTCGTGAGAGAGATGGTAAGCTAGTCTTCAATGACTCATTCAGTCTCAATCATGGCCTGAATGGTCTTGACCTGACAGCTGATAAACCTGGCGAGTTTATCACTCACTTACCTAGGGTTAACGGAGACGTCAGAGTTAGAGAGGGCTTGGCCCGCTGTCTTGTATGGGCTGCACTGTTTCGCAACTGGGCAATCTCAGATTGGATTGCTTTCGGCGAGCTAACCTATAAGCCATGGCGTGTAGGTAAGTATAAGCATGGTCGCACTGGTAAAGCAGCGCCAGCTGGTAAGACAGACAGGGAGCAGCTCACTGACGTTCTTCGGCGTATGACATCAAGTGGCATTGCCGTTATCAGCAGTGACATGGAGATTGACCTTAAGAGCTTCAACGTATCAGATGGGTCGAAAGGGGTACATAAGCTCCTAGCTGACTTTATGGGTGCCGAGATGGCTAAGGCTGTGCTCGGTGAAACGCTCACAATGGAAGCTGGCGAACGCGGCGCTAGGTCTTTGGGCGTAGTGCATAATGAGGTCAGAAAGGACGTTCGTGAGTATGACGCTATCGGTCAAGCTGCGACGCTACTGCGAGACCTTATCCGCTGGATAGTGTGGCTCAACAAGGGACCGGAAACGCCGCTGCCCTTACTTCTGTTCAATACCGATGACGCTCTTGACCTGGCAACCTTTTCTGATGGCTTGGTAAAGCTTACTAAGGCAGATGTTCAAATACCGCTCATGTGGCCCAATGATAAGCTAGGTATTCCTATCCCTAAGAAGGGTAGTGCTTTGCTAGGTGGCAGTACCTTTACCGGAGAGCAACCGGAGCAAGACGATGACGACAGCGGAGACGAAAGCGACGACGACGACAGCGAAACGGAGTAGCGTTGCTAGCCCTGTTCCGTATACTCACCGAGCAATGTTTCTGCCTGTTGATGCTCATCCGTTGTGTCCACCTGGATACACATGGGACACTAATCGTGGTCTAAGAGGCGGATTGGTAGTGAAGAAGGACAGCCATGAAGCTAAGCGCTGATATTATCATTGAGCGGCTCAACTCAATGGCTGAAGCTGACAGTGATGCTGTGATGCGGCTTATTGAGACAAGGGTAACGTGTAACGATGAGCTAGCGGAGCACCCTACTTGCCAGGTAGGTCAAGACGAAAGTGGCGAATGTACTGTAGGACTGCTTGGTATTCTCAATGGTATCCTAGGCAAAGACAGCAAGGGATGGGGATACTTGTGTGCTGAGCTTGACGACAATGGCAAGCTGATTCGCTTCAAGAAGACTCCACAATACAATCAAGAGCACAATCTTGGTGGTAATTGCACAGTTCAAGGTGCAGTCTACGGTTGCGAACGTCTGTCATAAGCACTGCGAGCCAAGGGGTGAATGCGGTGAGTGTGACGAATGCAAAGCGTGTACAGAGTTCTACGAAAAAGCATAACAATGTCTGCTATCTTTCGCAAAGACCTGCTAGTTGATACTAAGGCAATCGATGTCAAGAATCGTCGCGTGCCTGTTGTTGCGTCAACCGAAGCGATAGACGGTCATGATGAGATTGTTGAGCAGGTTTGGGACTTTAGCCGCTTTGCTCTCAATCCTGTCATCCTCTGGAACCATAACCGATACGGGCAAGCTAACACCCTGCCTATCGGCAGGGGTGAAAACTGGCGAGTTGAGAACGCCGGGACATCAGACGCAGCGTTGAAGCTTGACATAATCATGGCTTCCAAGGAAGCTAATGAGCATGCCAATAGTATATTGCTGCTCTTTGCTGAGGGTGTTCAACGTGCAGTGTCAGTGGGCTTTCGCCCGCGCGATGTTAGACGAGAGATAAGGGACGATAGGGAAATATTCATCCTTAGTGACAATCTGTTACTAGAGGTAAGTGCTACACCTATAGGGTCAAACCCTGAAGCCTTAGCAGAGCAGAAGGCATAT